CTCCAGTTCTTGGAACTCCAAGTTCTGGAACACTGACAAGTTGTACTGGTCTACCAATTTCAACTGGTGTTTCTGGTCTGGGTACTGGTGTTGCAACTGCTCTTGCTGTTAATACTGGATCTGCTGGCGCAGTAGTGTTATTCAATGGTGCTCTTGGTACTCCGTCCTCTGGAACATTAACCAACTGCACATTCCCAACACTAAACCAAAATACAACTGGCTCTGCTGCTACATTTACAAGCACTTCACAAAACTCACAGTTTAACTCTGTTGGTGTAGGTACTGCTGCTTCTGCAACTGCTGGTGAAATTCGTGCCACTGGTGATATTACATCCAACTACTCAGACGAGCGTTTAAAAACAGATATTACAGAGATTTCTTGTGCTTTAGATAAAGTTATGCAACTTCGTGGCGTAACATTCCGTGCCAATGAACTAGCAGAATCATATGGGTATAATAGTGATAAAGAACAAGTTGGTGTTATCGCCCAAGATGTTGAAAAAGTATTGCCACAAATTGTGGTTCCTGCTCCGTTTGATATTATGCAATTACAAGAAGGTGTAGAGATTTCTCGTTCTGGAGAAAATTATAAAACTGTTCACTATGAAAAACTTGTACCATTACTAATTCAAGCAATCAAAGAACAACAACTTATGATTGAAGAATTACAAAAGAAGGTAGGCTAACATGGCTGTTTCTACAAGAGATGGATTAAAACAATACGCACTTCGTAATTTGGGTGCACCAGTTGTTGAAATTAATGTGGATGACGATCAATTAGAAGATCGTATTGATGAAGCATTAGAGCACTGGATAAAATATCATTACGAGGGCACTGAACAGATTTATATGAAAGCACAGATTCGTGCTTCTGAAATTGTTTTAACTTCCTCAGTTGCTGCTAACTTTACATTGTCTGAAACTATTACAGGTGGAACATCAGGTGCCACTGCACAAGTAACAAGAGAAACAGGTCGTTCTTCTTCTGGAACTTTACTTCTTGTTAGAAACATTGTCGGAACATTTACGGTTGGCGAAGTAATTACTGGTGCAACATCTGGTCAAACTGCCACAACTTCCACTATCACAAAAAGAGAATACGATAATAAGTACATTACAGTAACTGATTCAGTATACGGTGTGACTAAAATTTTAGCCATAGGGCAGGCATCGTCATCTAAGAACATATTTGATTTACAATATCAATTGCGTCTGAATGACCTATATGACTTAACATCTACCTCTATCATTTATTACAAAACTGTAATGAGTCATTTGGCTCTACTTGATTTAGAGTTAAATGGTCATACATCTTTCCGTTTTAATCGTAGAACAAATAGAATTTATCTAGACATTAACTGGGAAACAGATATCCCTCTTGGTGATTATGTTATCGTTCAAGGATACCGTGCTTTAGATCCAAATGAATTTACAAAAGTTTATAACGAATCATTTTTAAAACATTATGTTACTGCATTGTTTAAAAGACAGTGGGCAACAAATATTAAAAAGTTTTCTGGTATCCAACTTCCAGGTGGAGTTACATTAGATGGTGATAAACTATATGATGAAGCAGTTAATGAGATTAAAGAACTAGAGGATAGTTTACAAAATAAGTCTGCTCCACTAGACTTTTTTATAGGTTAATATGTCAACAACTAATGTTTATTTTTCTCATGGTACGAGAAACGAACAGTACTTAATAGAAGATCTTATTATCGAATCTTTAAAGATTTACGGTAATGAGTTCTTTTATATTCCAAGAACATTAGTTTCTAAAGACGAGATTCTTGGTGAAGATCGTCTGTCTCAATTCACCTCATCATTTCCAATTGAAATGTATTTTGAAAATGTGGACAATCTTGCTGGGCAGGGAGCATTTATTCAAAAGTTTGGTTTAATGATGGAGCAGTCAGCTACATTGATAGTTGCTCGTCGTAGATGGGATCAGTTAGTTGGTCGCTATGGTCAAACTACTTTACCCAATCGCCCAAACGAGGGAGATTTAATTTACTTTCCATTAACAAAAGGATTGTTTGAGATTAAATTTGTGACTCATCAAGATCCATTTTATCAACTTGGTAAACTATATGTTTATAAACTACAAGTTGAATTGTTCCAGTATGCTTCTGAAAGAATTGATACTGGTATTGCAGCAGTGGATACATTTGAATCACTCAAATCATTTACTACAAATACAACTCGTTCACCAAATGGTAAGGTTATAAGGATCGATGTGACAAATCAAGGTTCTGGATATACCACAGTTCCTACAGTATCTTTTGTTAGTGCTTCTGGTATTAATGCTGCAGCTACTGCTGTTCGTGGAACTGGCGCAAATGCCAATAAAATTGTTAGTATTACTGTAACTAATCAAGGATCTGGATATCAAACTGCTCCAGTAGTTTCTATTACTGGTGGTGGGGGTGCTGGTGCTTTAGCAACTGCAGTTATTGAAGCAGACATTGATGCCGTTGAATCTTATGGCGATAATAATAAATTTAAGACTGCAGCAGCAACTGATTTATTCAGTGAATCAAATCCATTTGGTGAAATAGATAGAACCAGGAATACTGAATAATGTTAAACAATAATGTATTTTATCACGGAACTATTCGTAAGTGCATCGTAGCGTTTGGCACTCTATTCAGTGACATCTATATTGATCGTCGTGAAGGGAATTCTGTAACAGGAACAGTCGCACAGCGTTTACAAATTCCTTTGGCATATGCTCCAAAAGAAAAATATCTAGTTCGTATTGAGCAAGATCCTAATTTAGAAAACAATACCTATGTCTCTTTACCAAGAATGTCTTTTGAGATTCTTGGATATAGCTACGATTCTAGTCGTAAGTTAAATCGTATGCAACAAATTAAATGTGGTGATGGTACTACCACCATGGACGCTATCTATACTCCAGTTCCATATAACATTGATGTTAGTTTGTATATTTTAACTAAGACTCAAGAAGACGCATTACAAATTTTAGAACAAATCCTTCCAACATTTACTCCAGAATATACTCTAACGATTAACGCTGTTCCAGACATGAATGTTAAACTTGACATTCCTATCGTTTTAAATAGTGTAACTTCCTCTGATGAGTATGATGGTGACTTTCAAACTCGCAGAAATGTTACACATACGCTAACATTTACAATTAAAACCAATCTATTTGGTCCATTGGCTAACAAGAAAGTTATCGATGAGGTGTTTGCCAATATTGGACAGAATGAAAACTTTAGTAATCCTAATAGAATTTACACGGCAGAGGGAGATGTTACCACTGCCACAGTTGATACCGAATCTTGGACAAGTAATTTTTAAACATGGCTGAAATTTATAATGCGAATTCGAATCTAAAAGCAGCAGGTGTTGATGTTCAGTTTACTCCAGACGATGTTAAGGAGTATATGAAGTGTGCTGCAGATCCGATTTATTTTATTGAAAACTATTGTTACATTGTAACACTAGATCATGGTCTTCAGTTATTTAAATTATACGATTGCCAAAAGAAAAAGATTGATGTTATCCATAGCAATCGTCGTGTGATTCTTATGGAAGGTCGTCAGCAAGGTAAGACTACAACTTCAGCTGCTTATATTCTTTGGTATACATTATTTCAACCGAATAAAAATGTGGGTGTTCTAGCAAACAAAGCAACAGCTGCACGAGAGGTTTTAGATCGTTATCAAACGATGTATGAATTACTTCCTAAATGGATGCAACAAGGTGTCACTACTTGGAACAAAGGTGATATTGAATTAGAAAATGGTTCAAAAGTATTTACTGCTGCAACTGGTAAATCTGGTATTCGTGGTAAATCTGTAAACTTATTGTATGTTGATGAAGCTGCAATTATTCCGAACAATGTGGCAGAAGAATTCTTTACATCAGTTTACCCTACAATTTCTGCTGGTCAGACTACTAAGATTCTTCTAAGTAGTACACCATTAGGTTATAATCATTTCTGGAAGTTTTGGAATGATGCTGAGAATGGGCGAAATGGATTTGTTAATCTGTTTATTCCATACTGGGAAATTCCAGGTCGTGATGAGGCATGGGCAAATGAACAAAAAGCCATGCTCGGTGAACTTAAATATAATCAAGAGGTTTTGTGTAACTTCTTGGGATCAAGTTTAACACTTATTAATGCAGATACTATCGCACAAATGAGTGTAGCAAATAGAGTCTATGAGAAAGATGGACTTGATGTTTATGTAGAGCCACAAGTTGGTCATACATATTGTTTAGTCGCTGATGTGGCTAAAGGAGTTGGTGGGGATTATTCTGCGTTTCAGATTATTGATATTACAGAAACACCCTATCGAATTGTTGCAAAGTATAGAAACAATGAAATTAGTCCATTGCTCTATCCTAATATTATTTACAAAGTTGGTAGAGACTATAATTACGCTTGGGTTCTAATGGAGATTAATATATCAGAGCAAGTTGCTCATATTCTCTATTCTGAGATGGAATACGAAAACATTTTATTTGTTACAAGACATACTCTTGGACAAACAGTTTCTGGTGGTTTCGGTGGTGGTAAAACCCAGCTAGGTGTAATGACAGATAAAAAAATTAAAAGAATTGGGTGCTCTAATTTTAAGGCACTAGTTGAAGAAAAGAAACTATTAATACAAGACGCAGACACTATATCAGAAATTTCTACATTTATTGAGACAAAGGGGTCTTATCAAGCAGACGAAGGTTATCATGATGACTTGGTTATGCCTTTAGTTTTGTTTGGCTGGTTGACGACTAACTCGTATTTTAAAGACCTAAATAATGTAAACCTTAGAGAAGTTATGTATAAGAAACAGATGCAAGCTATCGAAGAAGAACTTACTCCATTTGGTTTTTATGACGATGGTGGTCCAGAAAAACCCCCTCTAAACTTCTAGAAATCGTGCAAAAACTAAATAAAATGTAGACATGAATTTTGTCTAAAAGTAAAACTTATTAACAAGGAGAATTACAATGCCGTTTCAATTATCTCCAGGCGTTGCAGTCGTAGAAAAAGATTTCACTTCTATCGTTCCAGCCGTATCATCTTCAATTGGTGCTTTTGCTGGTGCATTTCCGTGGGGTCCAGTTATGGAGCCTACCACTGTTGGATCCGAAAACGAATTAGTTCGTCGCTTCGGTAAACCAGACGATAGTAACTTTAGTTCTTTCTTCACTGCTGCGAACTTCCTATCTTATACAAATAACCTATTGCTAGTTCGTGCAGACGCTGGACACTTGAATGCTGTGGCAACCCCAACAGGTGGTCTAGGTACTGTAACTGTCACTGCTGCAGGATCTGGCTATACCTCTACTGCTGCTGCTCCTACAGTAACAGTTGGTGCTCCAGATGATGCAGGTGGAACACAAGCTGTTGTTACCGCAACATTATCTGGTGGTACAGTTACTGCGATTGCAGTTTCAACTGCGGGTGCTGGATATGATTCCACACCGACCGTAACTATTACTACAGCTGCAGGTGATACTGGTTCTGGTGCGACTGCTACTGCAGTAATGACCACACCAACTATTTCTGGATCTGCAGTTTCTGGTACTGGTGGTGAATTTACTTGTACTGGAACTACTATAACAGTTGGAGATTTAATTACTCTTACTGGAACAATATCTGGTACAGCAACTATCACTGGTTATACAACTGGAACAACATATAAAGTTTCTGCTATCACTGGTTCTGGTGCTTCTGTAACAGGATTCACTTTAACTACCACAGGTGATGTGGCTATCGTTACTACTGCAGGTACAACAACTGGTTTAACTCTTAGCAATACTTCACAACGAACTGTTGCTTCAATTACAGTAGACACAGCTGGATCTGGTTATAAAGCTGCTCCAACAGTAGCATTATCTGGTGGTACACCAACTACTGCTGCAACACTTGGTGCGGTTACACTTTCCTCTTCTACTATTACTGGTCTTACCATCACTACAGTTGGAACTGGTTACTCTTCTGCTCCAACACTAACAATCGCAGCACCTCCATCTGGAACTACTGCGACTGCTACAGCAACTATTCAAACTGCTGGTCTAAAAATTATCAATGGTGAAACTTATACCTCTACCTTTTCCGCAGGTGCTGGTGTTGTCGGTACTTGGGCAGCAAAGTATCCAGGAACTTTAGGTAATAGCCTAAAAGTTTCTATAGCAGACTCTGCTGGTTTTACTGGTTGGACATACGCATCTGAATTTGATGCTGCTCCAGGAACTTCTCCATACGCTGCAAGCGTAGGTGGGTCTGGTGATGAAGTTCATGTAATCGTTATCGATGAAGACGGATTATGGACTGGTACAGCGGGATCTGTTTTAGAGAAATTTGCATTCCTTTCAAAAGCATCTGATGGTAAAAAATCTGATGGTACAAATAACTTTTACAAAGATGCCATCAACAGTCGTTCAGAATATATCTGGTGGATGGATCACCCAACTGCCGTAACAGGCACTACTTCATGGGGTGCTACTGCTGCAGGTTCTACATTTAAAACACTAACTGCCGTTCAAACTGTATCTCTTTCTGGTGGTACAGATGACTACGCATTAACTGATGGTGAAAAAACTAGTGCGTTTGCATTATTTGCCAATGCTGAACAGTATGATGTTTCTCTAGTTATGCTAGGTAAAGCATCTACTACCGTTGCACAGTACGTAATTAGCAATATCTGCGAAACTCGTCTAGATTGTATCGCTTTGATTTCTCCAGAGAGAGTATCAAATGGTGATACAATTATCGGAGCAACCTCTACAGAAATTGGTTATATTACTGCATACCGTGATGCAATTTCAAGCACATCATACGCAGTTATGGACTCTGGTGCTAAGTATCAATACGATCGTTACAATGACAAATATCGTTATGTCCCATTAAATGGTGATGTGGCTGGTCTATGTG